ATTGCCTGCTGTTTTTGAAGATTCGGGCAATGTGTTGTGGCCAGAGTTCTGGAAGAAGGAGGAATTGGATGCAGTTAAGGCGTCGATCCCTGTTTCCAAGTGGAATGCGCAGTATCAGCAGAATCCTACGTCGGAAGAGGGTGCGATTATCAAGCGGGAGTGGTGGCAGCTATGGGAAGCTGAAGATCCTCCTGCGTGTCATTATGTTATTCAGTCGTATGATACTGCGTTTTCTAAGAAGGAGACGGCGGACTACTCCGCTATCACCACATGGGGCGTATTTTCGCCGCAAGAAGGCATGGGTGATGCGATTATTTTGTTGGATGCGCAGAAAGGCAGGTGGGACTTCCCTGAGTTGAAGTCAGTTGCGCAGGAGCAGTATGTTGAGTTCAACCCCGACATGGTGTTGATTGAGGCTCAGGCGAGTGGCACGCCGCTGACGCACGAGTTGAGGGCGATGGGAATTCCTGTGGTGAATTACCGGCCTTCCAGAGGTAATGACAAGATGACTCGTGTGCATGCGGCGAGCCCTGTGTTTGAGGCTGGGATGGTGTGGGCACCTGACCGTGTATTTGCGGATGAGGTGATTGAGGAGTGCGCTGCATTTCCGTTTGCACCGCACGATGATTATGTGGACACTACGACGCAGGCAATACTAAGATTCAGACAGGGTAACTTCATCAATCTTTATTCTGACGAGGATGAAGAAGAAGTATACCGAGATAGGCGCGCATATTATTAGGAGCTTCGTATGGCTAATACCAAATACGACAACAGAACCCGCCAGCAAATAGCGGCTGATGAAGCAAAAGAAAAAGGTTTATTCGGTGCGATTGGGAGCTACCTCAGTGGCGACTTCCCACGATCCGAAAGCATGGATGACCCTCAAGGCAGGCTGATTCGCAGGCAGAGGGGTATGGAGACTCTCAAGCAACGCGAAGCTGAAGGCAAAGAACGTGCTGCTCGTCTCAAGCGAGAAAAAGAGCGACAGATCGCAAAGAATGAAGAGGCTCGCAAAGAGCGTGTTCGTGCTCGTGAGCAAGCAAAGATTGATCGTCAAGCTGCGTCTGTTAGTGGCAGGGCTTTAAATGCTGACGAAAAGAAAGCAATTGCCGACATGAAGCGTCGAGAGCGTTTGGCTCAACAGGAGTCTGCTCAACAAAGCACAGGCGTTCTGCGTTCTTCTGGAAACCAGCCGAAAGCTCCCGCCAAACCGAAGGCGCCTGCCGCCAAAACACCTGCATCTACTAAGCCTGCCTCTACCAAATCCACTCCTACCAAATCCACATCCACCACGCCCAAGCCCACCAGTTCCACACCTGCATCAAGCGGCCCAGAATGGAAGAAATACAAGTCTGTTGCTGCGGCAAAGAGAGCAGGTTCTAGATTTTACACGGGTTCGGATGGCAAGAAGAAGTTAGCGATTACGAAGGAAGAGCTTGGCCGTAAGAAGGGTGAGACACTTACTCAAGCGTACAACCGCGTTGAAGGAAAAACTTCGCGTAAAGCTTCTTCTGCATCATCCTCTTCGTCGTCTTCTGCAAACAAGTCTTCTAACAACAAGTCTACTACTAAGAAAAATGAAACTAAGAAGGTTGGCGGTATTCGCAGGTTATTGTTGGGTGCTGACGGTAAGTTTGGTGGCGCCCGTGGCGCGATTGACTTCTTACCTGGTAAGTCTCGCCCCAAGAGGAAAGAGCCGGTCAACAAAATGGGAGGCGGTATGATGAAATCTAAAATGGCATCCAAAGGTGGTGCGAGAGGTGGTCGCAGACCCACGAGTATGAAGGCTGGTGGCCCTGCAGGCAAGTTCCCTGATCTTACGGGTGACGGCAAGGTCACACAGGCTGACATTCTCAAAGGTCGAGGTGTTACCAAGAAGATGGGCGGTGGCATGATGAAGTCCAAAGGCATGGCCAAGGGTGGTGCCATGAAGAAGAAGGGCTACGCCATGGGCGGTCCAGTTAAGAAGAAGGGCATGGCCAAAGGCGGGCCCGTCAAGAAGAAGGCTGTCTCACGCAAACCTCGCGGCGTAGGCGCTGCGCTTCGTGGATACGGCAAGGCGATGAAGTAATGGCCCTTCCTGCGGTAATAGCTGCTTTTATTGCCAAAGAAGGCGTTAAGAAAGCTATTAAGAAGTTTGGTGAGAAGGCTGTAAAAGAGTCAACTGATGAGCCGATCAAAGGCGTCACACAAGCTCGCCAAAAGATGCTGACTGAAGCGCAAAAGAGTCGCGCCCGAAAGGCTCAGAAAGACTTGGGCCTTTCTGCCCGCAGAGACATGAAGGATGCTAAGCCGCCTATTGAGAGGTCAAAGGGCGGCATGGTCACAAAATGGGAATCTAAGTGGGGATAGAAGACCTGCTGCGGGATGCCTTGTCTGAGGAAGCTCGTGCGGCATCTGAGCAGATGGCCGACATCGAGTTTGAAGATGAGGTTCAGAACCGCCTTCCTGAAGATCTCCGCTATGGTGGGCTTTATGGATTATTGTCTTACCTAGGCATGCAAGGCCAAGGTGATCAAGAAGGATCGCTAGGTCGCCGTGCTGTTATCAAGCCCAAAGGCATGCCGAGACCAGGTGAAGATCAACGTGCATCAACATTCCTTGGTTCATATTATTTGCCAGAAGCAAACCCTGACAGACTAGCTATGAACGTAGATCGAACAATGGGTCTTGATTTTTACCAAGGCTCTTACCCCAATCCTGATGAGATCAGGTACTTTCAGTCAACCAGTCCAAGAGCTAGAGAGCTTGGTGCTGGTGGACTAGATGAAGTGTCAGACACAGTTGCTCACGAGCTTTTTCACAGAGGTCAAAGCCTGCCGTTCTTGAAAGATATGCTTGAAGTAGTAAATCAGAAGATGGATCTTGCTGACCGTGACTCTGTGATGGGCCGCGTTAAGTATGAACGTCTTAAAGATGAACGATCTAGGCTCAGAAATCTTGTGCGCGAAGGTCACTATTACTTAGATGCTTTAGCCAAAAAGAACCCAATTGATAGCGAAGACAAGCAAAGAAGAGATGATCTATTGGATATATATGGTTACTATCCCATAGGTTTAGACAGGACTCGTCTAAAAGAGCTTGAAGCTTTGCAAGACGATATCGGTAACTACTTAACGCCTGAAAAACAAAAGGAACTTGGGGTAAGGCTTCCAACCCCTGCGGCGGAACCAAAAGAACCGCTAAGCTTTGTGGAACGGGCACTAGACTATGCTAAGGACATTTTTTAATTGCCATATCTGCAAAGCAACATCCCGCACTTCAAAGCGTGGGTGAGACGGGAATACACACACAATCACGACAAATACCACGGCGAGTTTTTACACGCGATGGTTGTTGCTGTCACCACGATGCCCACGAGGTGCCTGAGTTTTCAGGTGATCTTTACGGGCTGTGAGAATGATGACGATGAGAACGAGCCCAATGTGCACGGCGGTGCCATGTGGGCCAGAATGCCAATCACTGCTTTGGTAGCAGACACGCCGTTTGAAGATTGGCCTATCCCTATGGCAGTACACGATGCCCAGCCTTGGGACTGTTCTTCTCACACTCACGCTGTATACGTTCTAGATCGCGCTACACCGTGCCCCTGGCTTGCCAAGATCGATGGAAACTTTTACCCAGCAAAATACTATTTCACTGTTGATTACTCTGAGAATGAGATCGCTGATGATCCTGCGCAGCACAAACAATCGCATGTGATGGAGTTACTTGATGCTGGCGAGTGGACTGGGAATATAGTAGCTTTGCCCAACAACAGGGTGCGAGTGACGCATCCTGCGTGGTTTGAGACTGGCAGTGGGGCACCTGACTTCAAGCCTTCTCAACACATTCACTACAGCAAGTCGGATTTGGATTACACGTTAGATGTGAATCGTATCTTCGATAATCTGTATGCAGATAGTGGCCACGATACTGAGGACGAGTAATCTCGAACATAGGCGAGTGATCTTGACCAAATGAGATAAACCCAAGAAGGGCATGCCATGGCCATAGAGCGCGGTGTAGATGACGTTGATGTCGATGAGCTAGGGATCGAGGACAACACCAAAGAGATTCAGCTTGCCGAAGGCTCTGAAGAAGATCTGATGTTCGATGGCATGGAAGATGAAGACGCCGCATTCATGGACGATGGCACCATGGTGTTTGGTGAAGACGATCTTAGTGAAGACATCCCTCCTCCGTTCAACTCTAACCTCGCTGAAATCATTGATAAGTCTGATCTGGGCAGAATCTATTCTGACTTGATGGGTGACATTGATGACGATAAGTCATCGCGCAAAGAGTGGGTTGATCAGTATACCGAGGGCTTAAAGTTCTTGGGCATGAAGTTTGAAAATCGCACTGAGCCTTTTGAGGGCGCATCTGGTGTGATTCATCCGCTGCTTGCGGAGTCTGTCACTCAGTTCCAAGCACAAGCATACAAAGAATTATTACCTGCTGGTGGCCCGGTTAAGACCATGGTCATGGGTATGGGTACGCCGCAGACAGATCTGCAGGCGGCTCGTGTTCAGGAGTTCATGAACTACCTGATCACTCAGGAGATGAAGGAATACGATCCTGAGACTGACCAGCTGCTGTTCTATTTGCCCTTGTCTGGTAGCGCATTTCGTAAAGTTCACTTTGATCAGTCACTAGGCCGTCCTGTTTCTCGTTTCATCCCATCTGAAAAGCTGATTGTACCTTACGGCACTACCAGTCTTGATAATGCAGTGCGTATCACGCATGTGATTGAGATGTCGATGAACGAAGTGCGCAAGCTTCAGCAGACGGGCTTTTATCGCAAGACCAAGGTGTCTGGTGAGTCTGACGATACGACATATTCATCTACGGATGTGGATGAAGAGATCGATGAACTGCAGGGCGTTAAGCCATCTGGTAGCTCTAGCGATTACGAAGCAGAGCTCATGGAAGTTCATGTTGAGCTTGATATCCCAGGCTTTGAAGACAAAGACGCGCAGGGTGAAGACACAGGTATCAAACTACCGTACATCGTCACGTTACTTCCTAAGCAAAACACGATTCTTTCGATACGCAGGAACTATGTCGAAACGGACGTTATGCGCCGTCGCATTGACTACTTTGTGCATTACAAGTTTCTGCCAGGCGTTGGATTTTATGGCTTTGGTCTGACCCATATGATTGGTGGATTGTCTCAGGCATCCACCTCGATTCTGCGTCAGCTGATTGACGCTGGCACGCTGGCTAATTTGCCTGCAGGTTTCAAGGCTCGTGGTATTCGTATTCGTGATAGCGATGTACCACTGCAGCCTGGTGAGTTTAGGGATATGGATGCACCCGGCGGGTCACTGCGCGATGCGTTGATGCCTCTGCCTTTCCAAGAGCCAAGCGGCACGTTGCTGCAGTTACTTGGTATGTTGGTGGAAGCGGGTCGTCGTTTTGCTTCTGTAGGTGATATGCAGGTTGGTGACGGTAACCAGCAGGCGCCT